TCACTTGGTAACGGTTACTGTAAAGTCTTTTGAAACAATGGTTCCGGCGGCGTCTTTTACTTTGACACGGATATCATAGGCAGTTGCTGCAGCGGGGGTAACGGTCGTTTTTGCGGTAGTGCTGTAAGAACTGACCTTTGTGTATTTTGTTGAAGAAGCTTTCTTGTAATAAACAGAATACTGATAAGGTGTTGTGCCGCCTGATGCCGCACCGGTAACCGTCACGCTTTTGCCAAGGGTGATGGTTGTAGCCGAAACGGTGGATTTGTTGGTCAGAGTAGATGAGGAAGCCTTGTTGACGGTGACGGTCAGATCCTTTGAAACGACTGTTCCGACAGAATCCTTGACCTTCACACGAATGGTATATTTGACAGCGGCTGCAGGCGTGAGCTTAACAGTTTTGTTTGTGCTGTAGGCTTGCGCTGTAGAGAAGCTGTCAGAGGTTGCTTTCTTGTAGTAAACAGCGAACTGATAGGGGGAAGTGCCGCCTGATGCAGTGCAGTTTACGGTAACGCTGCTTCCCAGCGTAATGGAAGTAGCCCCCAGTGAAGAGGTGTTTGTCAGGGCGGTAGAAGCTTTTTTGACGGTTACGACAAAGTCTTTGTTGACAACCGCACCCTTGCTGTCCTTGACCTTCACTCTGAAATCATAGGAAGTAGCGGTGGCAGGTGTTACGGTCATAGTAGCGGACGTGCTGTAATCTCTGATTCTTGAATATGTAGCGGAAGTGGTTTTCTTATAATATGCTGCATACTGATAGGGTGAAGTGCCGCCGGAAGCTTTGCCGGTGATGGTGACGGTCTTGCCCAGTGTAATGCTTGTGGCACTGAGGGTGGAATTGTTTGCCAGAGCCGATGTAGTACCGCTGACGTTAAGGGTAAAGTCTTTTGTGGCGGTTGTGCCGGCGCTGTCCTTTACCTTTACTCTGATGTTATAGGTTACAGCCGCTGCCGGTGTTACCTTTACGCTGCTGTTTGTGCTGTAAGCCTGCACGGTGGTATAGGAGGAGGAAGTGCTCTTTTTGTAGTAAACAGCATACTGATAAGGCGAACTGCCGCCGGAGGCTGCTGCCGTAACGGTAGCGGAGCTGCCAAGTGCGATGGAGGATGCACTGATTTTAGAGGTGTTGGTCAGCTTATCACCTGTGTTCTGGCTGACAGTCAGTGTAAATATCTTGTCTTTCTGCGTGTTTTTGCTGTCTTTTACCGTAACCTTGACGGTATAGGTTCCTACGGCTGTGGGCGTTACCTTTACGGAAGTGCCGGAAGAGAACGCCTGAACGGTTGTATAGCTGCTGTCGGAAGAAAGCTTGTACGCTACCTGATACTGGTAGGGAGCTGTTCCGCCGGCTGCTGCGGCGCTGACGGTGGCGCTCTCGCCTAATTTGACGGAGGTGGCGGATAGTGTGGAATTGTTTTCCAGCGGATCGCTGACAGAAGTATTTTTGTAGATGTAATTGACAGTGATATCTGTTGCCGTAAATAAACCGGAAGCATTGGTTGGTGTGGTGACCAGCTCGTAGCCGGTGAAGGTTTTGGCTGAAGTTGTGTAAGAATTAACGCCGTCCGCAATGCCTGTCAGTGTTTCTTTACCCAGAACGGTTCCGTCCTGTGTGGTATAGCGGACGTTTACTTTGCCTGTCTGGTAGATTTTGCCGCCCTTGATCCATACCTCACCGCTGACAGAATAGCCTGTTGATCCCACGCCTGCGGGATCCTGAGAACCGTTGTTATTGTTATTGGCAATGAACAGTGCTGTGCCGTCATAGTCTACAGTTCCCACATACCAGCCGCTTCCTTCGCTTGTCATGGATCTGCCAGGCCATGCGCCTGTCAACTGAGTGGCTGTTGTGCCGCTTTCGGTATATACATACATATTCACTGCGGACCATCCGGCAGAATTATAGTAATGAATCTTCAGGGTCTGAACCTCGGCTTCACGATACTTGAAGATGACGGTTGTTCCGCCTGCTGCAAATTTGCCTGTAGCGTTGGTTGTCAGGCTTTCGTCGCACTCATAGCCCTTGATTGTCTTAGGCGTTACGCTGTACGATGTGCCGATCAGACCGGACTTGACATCATCGGACGCAATGGATGCGCCGGTTTCAGCGTCCTGATATTTAACGGTAACGGTGCTGTATTTGGAAGTATCCAGCTCGTAATAATAGGTAACGGTCGTACCGCTCTTGGTGAAAGTTCCGGTTGTTGCGCCGGATACGGAGCTGACGGTGTAACCCTGATTCAGCAGCTCTGCGAGGGGAGAGGTGCTGTAGGAAGCGCCTTCCTTGCCTTTCAGTGTTTCTGTTTTGTAGGTTGAGCTGTTGGACTTGAGAATATGATTGACGGTTACTGTACCGCCTGAGGCAATAACGGTGTTGTCAAAGCTTGTTTTGTCAACCAATACCATAGTGGAACGGGCAGGAACGGTTACGGTACTGCCCGACGTACCCAGTGACGTGACGCCGGCGGAAGAACCGTCTGCGATGATGACCCACTGCGACGGCAGTGTTTTGGTGTCAAAGGTCATCAGCTTGACTGATTTGGCGCTGGCGTTGGCATTGTGAATGACAGCGACATAATTCCATTCGCTGCCCGGGTTGATGGTGTTGTACATGGTGAATGCCACAACGCCTGACGGGAAGTTGTCGCCCCATGCAAAGTACATAGTGGCGTTGCTGGCGTTAGTGGGATCACGGAAGGGAGAATACGCCTTGCGGATCTCGATAAGCCCCTTGTAATAAGCCAGAAGGTCAGCGTAGGTTTTGGTGTTGGACCAAACGAGCTGATTGGTAGCGGTGGGAGACTTATAGCTGTTTTCATCACCGTACTTTGTCCGGGCAAACTCTTCGCCTGCCTGGAAGAAGGACATTCCCTGTGCTGTCAGGATAATGCCGCCTGCCAGCTTGTTCATGGCGACAAGGTCGTCATAGCGGTTGCCGTAGCCCGAGCCGCCCTTGACGGATTTGACGAGCTTATCATAAAGTGTGTAGTTGTCGTGTGCCGATGTATAGGTGACGGTCTGCGATGGCTGCTTGGACCATTTGCTTTCGCCTGCCATGGTAGTGGCGTTAGCCTGAATGCTTGCTTTCAGACGGTCTTCAAACCAAGCGGCACCCTGAATAAAGCCCGGGTCGGATGCATTAAAGCAGCTTCCCTTAATGGCGTCACGACTCTTGTCGTTGAAGGCTGCAATCTCGGCGGATACCAGATTCATGTTGCCCTGAACGGCTGTTGCTTTTGGACAGGTGGTTGCTTCGGCTGTCCATGGTTCGCCATAGATCAGTATTTCCGGACTGATTTTATCCAGTTCCGTACGAATGGCGTTCATCGTATCAACATCGTGAATGCCCATCAGGTCAAAGCGGAAGCCGTCAAGATGATATTCCGTTGCCCAGTAGGTCAGAGAGTCGATCATAAACTTGCGGTACATTGCACGGTCGCTGGCGGTTTCGTTGCCGCAGCCGGAACCGTTGTTGTAACCGCCCTTTGCGTTCTGACGGTAGTAGTAACCCGGTACGGTAAAGTCGAACCAGTCGTTAATGCCAGAGCCGCCGTAGTTGGTGTGGTTGTACACAACGTCCATAACGACGCCGATGCCTTTGTCATGCAGGGACTTGACCATCTGCTTGAACTCGTTGACACGAACCTCGCCGTGATAAGGGTCGGTGGAGTAGGAACCTTCGGGGGTGTTATAGTTCATCGGGTCGTAGCCCCAGTTGAACTGGTCGGTATTGAGTTTGGTTTCGTCCACGCTGGCGTAGTCATATACCGGCAGCAGATGAACGTGAGTAACGCCTAAATCGGCGAGGTAATCCACGCCTGTGGGATGCACGCCGTCATTGCTGACGGTAGTGCCTGTTTCTGTAAAAGCAAGATATTTGCCTTTGTTGGTCATGCCCGAGTCGGAAGACGCCGAGAAGTCCCGTACATGCACTTCCCAGATAACGGCGTCTGTCTGGTTGGGGCATGAAACACGCTGATCGTTTTCCCAGCCGGCAGGATCGGTGCTGTCGAGGTCGATGACCATGCCTCTCATGCCGTTAACGCCTGTGGTGCGGGCATAAATATCCACGGTTTCTTTTGTTGTGCCGTTGCAGGTGACAAGATAGGTGTAATAGGTGCCGTTAAGGTCGCCGTTGATCTTAATGCTCCATACACCCTGACTTCCTTTTGCCATATCCTTGGTTTCGATGACGGCAGCGCCGGTTTCTGTGTCACTGCCTGTGGTGTAGCGCTTAATCTGCACTTTTGAGGCGGTTGGCGCCCATACCTTGAAGGTGGTGGATGTTTTGCTGTAAACAGCGCCCAGATCGTTGCCGCTGTAAGCATAAGAGTCCAGCGCAGACATTTCGGAATAAGTTACCGCATTTGCCTGTACAGTAGCAGCAGCCGAAAAGACAGATACCGACAAAAGTGCGGACATCAATACAGATGTGACTTTCCGGAAGCGTTTGGTTATTGTTGTCATTCTATCATACCTTCTTTCTGTTTGTTTTACACTGGGATATTATATTGTCACGGACAACAATATCCCACTATCATCTATAGTATAATGTAAAATGAATGAATTATAATTCGTTGAAGGAATTATAATAAACTTTTATACAAAAAAATATGTTTTTTTACGATATTTTTATTGTGATTATCTAAAACGGTGAAATGAATAAAGTGAGATAAGATATTTATTAAATATCTTTGTGATAATTCGACCTTTTGAGGTCGAATTTTTTTTTGCAGAGAGGGTATGGTGAAAGGAGGTTTTAAGAATGCAGAAAAAAACAGGTACGGTCAGCGCCAGAGAAAAACGGTTTTGTCAGCTATATGCTGCAGCCGGCGACGCTGTCGAAGCAGCGGCAGGCGCCGGTTATGAAAACGCCGAAAAAGCAGGAACGGCGCTGCTGGCGAAGGACGAAATATTGAATGAAATTGGCAGTCTGTATGAAAAGAGGCTGAAAAATGCACGGCAAAAAGCCTACGCAGGCTATGAGCGTATCGCTTTTGGAAACGTCAATGATGCGGTAAGACTGCTGTTTGACGGAGAGGACTATCCGGAAGCGGCGGAAGGCTACGATCTGTTTAACGTTGCCGAGATCAGACGCCCGAAGGAAGGTGCGCTGGAGATCAAGTTCTTTGACAGGCTCAAAGCGCTTGAAAAGCTGGAACAGTATGGTCAGGAAAGCCGTAAGGGGATCAATGACTTTTATCAGGCTCTGGTAGGCGGTATCCGTAATCTTCACAAAGAGAAGCAGGAGGTCGGCGACGGTGACAACGAGGATAGCAGCGGGGAGAGAGAGCTATGAGCTATCATGCATTTTCCAAAAAGCAGTTGGACGTACTGTCGTGGTGGTCGCCTAACAGGGATACTTCCCGCTTTGACGGGATTATCTGCGATGGTGCCGTCCGAAGCGGAAAGACGCTGTGCATGAGTGTTTCCTTCGTGTCGTGGGCGATGTTTTCTTTTGATGGCGGCAGCTTTGCCCTATGCGGCAAAACCATTCGTTCTGTCAGGAGAAATGTAGCAGCGCCGTTGCTGACGATTCTGCGTGAACTGGGATTTACCGTAGAAGAAAAGCTTTCGGCAAACCTCTTTGACGTATCCTCCGGAGGAAGGCGAAATACCTTTTATCTTTTCGGCGGCAAGGACGAAAGCTCCGCTTCGCTGATTCAGGGAATGACGCTGTGCGGTGTGATGTTTGACGAAGCGGCGCTGATGCCCCGGTCTTTTGTGGAACAGGCGCTGGCAAGATGTTCAAAGGATCATTCCAAAATCTGGTTCAACTGTAATCCGGAATATCCGCAGCACTGGTTTTGCCGTGAATGGGTCAGAAAGGTTCGGGAAAAGAATCTGTACTATCTGCATTTTCTGATGGAGGACAATCCCTCATTATCCGAGCAGATCAGACAACGCTACAAAACGCTGTATTCCGGCAGCTTTTATGACCGCTTTGTTCTCGGAAAATGGTGCGCCACCGAAGGTCTTGTTTATCCCTTTATGTCAGAAGATAAGCAGTTTGCCGATGTGCCGCATAGAGAAGCGGAGGAATACGCTGTTTCATGCGATTACGGAACCGTCAATCCGGCTTCATTCGGCTTGTGGGGAAGATACGGCTCTGTGTGGTACAGAATTGCTGAATATTATTACAGCGCAAGGCGTGAGGGTTTGTCCCGCACAGACGAGGAACATTATCGGGGTCTTTGTGAGCTGATCGGCAGCAGAGAAGTGCGTGAAATCGTTGTCGATCCGTCAGCAGCCAGCTTCATTGAGGTTATCAAGCGTCACGGCAGGTATCACGTACTGCCGGCGAAAAATCAGGTGCTTGACGGGATCAGACAGACGGGTACAGCGCTGAAAGAAGGGAAAATTCGTATTTGCCGCTGCTGCAGCGACGCTGTTCGTGAATTCGGGTTGTATCGCTGGGACAGCGGCGGCAAGGATAGTCCTTTGAAGGAGAATGATCATGCAATGGACGATATTCGATATTTTGTCACGACGGTTCTGAACGCCGAAGAAGATAACTTTTATGTGTTTGCTTCGGACAGAGCCTGATGACTGAACGGAAGAGTGTCGGGAGGTGAAGGAATGGAATGGTTTAAGAAAAAAAGAAAACAGCAGGTGCCGGTTGTGCAGACAGCCGTCAGCGATGGGTATAACAGCAGCGTTTTCTCTCTTTTGGGAAAAAACGGACAGATTGACTGTGAAAGAAGACTGTATCAGTCTCTCAGGGACAGTGTTCCCGTGATAGACGCTGCAATTTCCAAGCTTGTGCGTCTGACAGGTCATTTTTACGTTCACTGTCAGGACGGGTCTTTGGAAAAACAGTTGAACCGCTTTCTGGAAACGGTCAGGGTCAACGGCTGTCAGTACGGTGCTGAAAGCTTTTTGCAGAACTATCTGAGTCAACTGATTACATTTGGTACGGCGGTAGGAGAAATGGTTATGGCTGAAAACGGAAGGGAAATTGCGGCGTTATACAATGCTTCGCTGGACGATGTTGAGCTGCAGGCAGACAAAAATCCTTTTGCAATGACCATTTGCGCTATTGCGCCAAGCGGAGAAAGGATTCCTGTACGATATCCGTCGCTGGTACTCTGCTCCACGATTATGAACCGGGCAGGAGAGCTTTACGGCACTTCGGTGCTGAAGGGTCTGCCCTTTGTGGGAGATGTTATGATGAAGATTCTGTATGCCATCGGTACCAACTGGGACAGAATCGGCAACGTGCGCTTTGCGGTATCATACAAGCCCGGCGACAATGACAGAAGCTTTACCAGGGAACGGGCTTCCCAGATTGCCGCAGAATGGAGCAAGGCGATGAAAAGCCGTGAGCCTAAGGATTTTGTGACAGTGGGAGACGTCAGCATCAGGGCGATAGGCGCCGATAATCAGGTGCCGGAAATTCAGGTTCCCATGCGTGCGCTGCTGGAGCAGATTCTGTCGAAACTGTCAATTCCGCCGTTTTTGCTGGGCTTTTCGTGGTCAGCAACAGAAAGAATGTCTGCTCAGCAGGCGGATATTCTCACCAGTGAGCTGGAATATTACCGCAGTGTTCTGACAGGCGTTATCAAAAGAATCTGTGACCTTTGGCTCAGGCTGAGAGGACAAACTGCCGAGTTTACGGTGGAGTGGGATAACATCAACCTTCAGGACGAGGTTGAACTTGCCCGTGCAAGACTGTTGAATGCACAGGCGGATCAAATAACAGCAGAAACTCAAAAAGGAGATCGGTAAGATGGAAAATACTTTTGGCAGCCCCTCTGCTATGGAGCTTGCCGACATCAATCAGTTTACCAGAAGAGAGCTTTCGGCGGAAGACGTGTATGTTTTTTCTGTCGTACTGTGTGACAATGACATTGACAGAGATTACGAATGCTTTTCCGATGAGGCTCTTGAAAAACTGTCGGAGCTTTTTGTGGGCGTGACGGGCATTGCGGATCACGACCCGAAGAGCAGTAATCAGAGCGCAAGAATTTTTTCCTGCCATACGGAAGCTGTCAGCGGCAGACTTACCGCAGACGGCAGACATTACCGCCGCTTGTGTGCAAGGGCTTATCTGCCCAGAAGCGAAAAGAACGATGAACTGATTCTATCGCTGGACAGCGGCATTAAGAAGGAAGTCAGTGTTGGCTGCGCTGTCAGACACCGTACCTGCTCAATCTGTGGAGAAGAAATCTCCGAATGTCAGCATATCAGGGGCAGAAGTTACGGCGGCAAGACGTGCTGCGCTGTACTGAGCGAAGTGACAGACGCTTATGAATGGTCTTTTGTGGCGGTTCCGGCACAGCGCAGTGCCGGCGTTGTCAAGGGTTATGACCGGCAGGCGCCTGAAACGGTATTCAAAAAATCGGTTACTACCAAAGAAAACGGAGGGTGTGCAGAGTTGGAAATTGAAAAAAAGCTGTTTTCCGATACGGAACAGCAGTTCAGCGCTATGGAGCTAAAGGAGCTGGCTGAGTCTTTCAGAAAGCTGCAGAAAAATGCGGCTGACGGTGTTATGTACCGTGACAAGCTGATGAAAGAGATTCACTGTCTGTCGTCAATGGTTCTGCCGGAGCTGAAGGCTGAAACGCTGACGAAAATGGCAGAGGTGCTGAATGTCAGACAGCTTGATGAGCTGAAAAGTGTGTTTGAAAAAAAGGCGGCGGATATTCTTCCTGTAACGCCGCAGCTCTTTAAGCGGAATAAAACAACGGCAGGTAATAATGCCAACTATCAGAATATTTAAGGAGGATATGAAATAATGAGTGTTTCTTTTAACGGTTTTAATGAAGGCGTACTGACTTTTGAGGCGGCTGCCGGTGTTGCTGCCGGCAAGCCTGTGATGATTTCCCAGAGCGGAAAGGTGCAGGCTGTCACAAGCGGCGCTTTTTGCGGCATTTGTCTGAACGTCAGAGAAGGCTATGCCGCTGTGCAGCTCAGCGGATATGTGACAGTACCTTGCTCCGGTACAGTCAATGTGGGCTATCAGAAGCTGGCGGCATATACCGACGGCAAGGTAAAGGTTGATGCAACCAACGGCAGAGAGTATCTGGTGGTAGACGTCAACGCCGCAGCAGGTACTGCAGGTATTATTCTTTGATTTAACAGAAGGAGGAGTTCAACATGGCATTTTATGATTCTATTCATCTTGAAAAAGGTATGTACAACAGCGGTAAATCGCTGACAGAGATTCTGGAGGGACTGGATCCTTCCGAACATTACAAAGGTACAGAGCTGGAGGGACTGGACGCTTTTCAGCGCCAGCTCAAGCGCTTTGATATCCGTGTTGGCGGCGCTCATTCCGACAGCGTTCAGAAGTTTTTTGAAACCTCTGATTCTGCAGCGCTGTTTCCGGAGTATGTGGCAAGAGCTGTCAGACAGGGTATGGAAGGCAGCGACTATCTCAAGGATATTGTCGCCGCAAAAACGATCATCAACGGTATGGATTACCGTTCGGTAGTATCCTGCCCAACTGATGATGAAAAATCACTGAAGCCCGTAGCAGAGGGAGCTGTTCTGCCCCAGACTACAGTCAGAACCAGTGAAAATCTGGTGAAGCTCATGAAAAGAGGCAGAATGCTGGTGGCGTCTTATGAGGCGATCAAGTATCAGCGTCTGGATCTTTTTACCGTCACGCTGCGTCAGATCGGCGCTCATATCGCCAGAGAGCAATTGAAAGATGCCGTAGATGTGATCGTGAACGGTGACGGCAACAGCAATCCTGCAGACACCGTGTCGCTGTCAACAGCAGGTTCTCTCTCTTATGACGATCTGATCAGTCTTTGGGCGGCTATGACACCCTATGAACTGAACACGATGCTCGCTCCTACCGACATGATGCAGAAATTGCTCGGTCTTTCGGAGATGAAGGACGCACAGGCGGGTCTCAGTTTTCAGGGAACCGGCAGAATGATCACTCCCATGGGCGCAAAGCTGCTGCATATTCCGTCTATGACTTCCGGAAAGATCATCGGTTTGGATAAAAACTGCGCTCTTGAAATGGTGCAGTCCGGCGGTATTGTCATGGATGCTGACAAACTGATTGACAGACAGCTCGAAAGAGCCTCTATCAGTTGTGTTGCAGGCTTTGCCAAAATCTTCAGGGACGCCTCCAAGGTGCTTGGCTGAGGAAGGAGTGAGAAGCGTTGAACGATCTGACGACTGTAATGGAACTCTTCGGTCAGCTTTCGGGTCTTTCAGAAGACAGAGTCAGAACTTACCGGAGTTTGTGTGAAGCTTCTGCGAAGCATATCCGACAGCTTTCAGACGGCATTGACGATTCAGGCGGCGGCAAGACGGCTTTTGCCGCCGCTGCCCTTGCTTATTACCGCTATGTGCTTCTCTCAATGACGGACGGCTCTGCCGGTTCTGTCAAGGTCGGAGAAATCAGCGTGCAGGGCGGCGAAAACCGTCTTCGATATGCAGAAAGACTGTATCGGGAAGCGTTGGCTCAGTTAGGAAGCGGTCTGGCTGATGAAGAATTTGTATTTGAGGTTATGTGAAGATGATGAATTTTAATCAGATCATGTCGGGAATCGGCTGCAGAGTATCGGTCAGCGACAGCAGCGGTATAGTGCAGGGCAGAGGCGTGATTTATCCTCTGAGATATCAGCAGCGGCAGTGGGGCGTTGTTTCGCAGCCGGCTGAGGGCATTACACAGGAACAGCGCTTTCTCCTGTTCTGTGACAATGAACTGCTGTGCAATGCAGGTTATGGCAGCGTGATAACTGACGAAAACGGGAACAGATACCGCCTTGTCTGGAAAGATGATTATACCTGTACGGTAGGCGCTTATACCAAGGCATGTATGAGAAGGATGACGAAAGAGGAGGAGCAAGTCTGTGAATGAAGCTTTTTTGAGGCAGATGACCGAAACGCTCCGCTTGGCAGAAGAACTGTCGGGGTGCGATGTTGTTCAGGCGGGTGAAAGCAGGGAACTGCCGTTCCCGATGAGCACGCCGAGAATTACCGTCGGACTGGAAGAAGCGGACAGACTGGATTATTTTCTTGGTTATGATGAGTGTCTGGTCAGCGGAGAAAAACTGTACGTCAGCGTGATGTGCGATGAACAGTCGGGCAGTATGCACTGTGAAGCGATGGCTAAGCAAGTGTGCCGTATTGTGCTGGACGCCGATCTGAACAGAAACATTACAAGTGTATCGGTAGAGAAATGTATGTACGACAAAGCGAATTTTGCATATAAAGTAATAATGAGGTTTGTCCTTCGGGAACAGGTTTTTTCTGTTGCCGAAGAGGCACTGCCGGGATAACGGAGGGAGATGCTTGGGAGAGAACAGAATATTGTGTGCAAGAGATGTGGCTGTCCGGATCAATCACCGGCCGCTTTTACAGGCGGAAAATGCCGAACTGAGAATCAGTAAGGCACTGCATTCTGTCAGAAGCTGTTTTTGCAGCGAAGATATCGCCCATATCAGGGGTAATACTGAAATCAAACTGCATCTGACGAATGTAAGATTTCAGCAGCCGTTTGAAAACTGTAACTTTTATGATCTGGATAATTTTGTAACGGAAATCGGAATAGAAGGCATAACGTATGTGTTGGAGGGCTGCTGGTGGGACGATTTCAAGGCTGTTGCCAAAAGCGGCAGTTTCCGGGAATATATCAGCATTACGGCTCTTCGGGTCAGAAAAGAGGAGTGACAGGATCAATGAAGGAAGCAGAAAACAGTATGGAACTGCAGCAGCGTCTGAAACTTGCGGCAGATGAAATGCTGACGTTGTCAGAGCTGTCGGATCTGCTGCAGATGGATGAACTGCGGTTTGACAGAGAACTGAATGCAGAGGAGGAAGTTGATGAATGGTAACGGAAAAATGAGCTTCGGCAGCTATGTCTTTCCGGTGAATCCTTATATGCTCAGAATCCTTCATCAGAAAACCGTTGCCGAGCATAAGATTCCGTCATACAAAAGTCTGACGGAAGAAACGGGAATGAGCTGTACGAGGATTCAAGGGGAGGGCGAGTTTTTCGGTGAAGATGCCGAGCTTCAGTTTTTAGAATTGAAAAGTGTTTTTGAAAATACAGGAGCAGACATTCTTTATCTGCCTTCACAAAAGCCTGTGTTGGCTGTTTTTGAGTCTTTGGAGCTGTCAGGAAGCGATATCGGCGGCGTAATCCGGTACAAATTTTCGTTTGTTGAGCAAACCGGAAAGGATACCGTAAGAAAGCTGACGCAAAAGACAGCCGACGGTCGGAAATGTCTGTGGGATTATGCCGGTGAATCGGGGATTCCGGTGGAAATCCTGATGAAGCTTAACCCTGATATTGAAAGACCGGATCGTCCGGTTTCTGCCGGAAAGCAGGTGTTTTTATGCTGACCGTGGTTTTGACGGATATTGAGGGGCGTCAGTCAACTTTGTACCGTCCGCTGAAGCTGAGTCTGGTGTCGGAGGGAGGAGCGCCGGCAGATGCACTGAAAGCTGTCTTTGCCGTCAGCGGCAGTGTGCCGGCGTTTTTTTCTGCCGAAGTCATCAATAACGGCGAACAGTTGTTTTTGGGTTTTGTGGATCAGCAGGATACGGAATACAGTGAGAAAGGAATGCTGCTGACGATTACTGCCAGAAGCAGAGCTTGTTTGCTGTTGGATAATGAGGCACGGCCGCAGACTTATATCAAGCCGTCAATGCCGCTTTTGATGAAAAGACATTTTGCGCCGCTGGGTTTTACAGACTATGCGGGAACCGACCGCCCCTTTATCGGGCAGCTTACAGTGGTGAAGGGTATGAGTGAGTGGGCGGTGCTGTGCAGGTTCTGCGAACTGTTTCTCCATATTGCGCCGAAAATCAGAAGGAGCGGTGTGATAGACGTTTCCGGAGAGGATGCAGGAGAAATACTGACATTATCTGCGCAGCGGATTGTTTCTTACACCTGCTCTTTGAAAAACCGTGTCTTGATTTCGGATATTCTTGCCAGAACACATATCCGCGGCGCCTATACCATGCCCCTGAAGAGTGAAAAAGCACGTCTGCTGGGGATCAGAAGAAAGCGGTATGTGGATTCTTTTGACAGCAAGTCCAGAAGCGTGCTGACTGCTCAGGAAATGCTCCGGAAATCGGAGGCAGCGTATGAAACAGTAACGGCAGAATGCAGCGGCTGCTTCTTCTGCGAAACAGGAACAACCCTTCGTCTTCCCTACAGTGAGAAAGACTATTGTGTACGGGAAGTGGTATATACCTATGATCTTTCGGGAGAGAAGACCAGAATCATTGCGGAGGTGAAGCATAAATGAAGCTTTCGGAAAAAATCGGCAGAAAAAAATCGTCCTCCGTGCATTGCAAGACAGGTATGATCCTGAACAGTGCGGACAGAAGACTTGCCGCCAATGCCGTACACGGCAAAAGACAGACGGCAATTGTCGTACCGGGCGGTATGTGTTATATTCCCAGACCCGGAGAGGATGCCGTGATGCTGTCGGATGAAAATGAGCAGCTTTGTATTGGCATAAAAATGCTGCAGAATCAATTTGAGATTCAGCCGGGAGAACTGGTTCTGTTTACAGAAAACGGCAACCGGATTGTGCTGAAGAAAAACGGCAGAATTGAATTATTCGGAGACGTTTACATCAACGGGACAAAACTGGAGGTGAACTGAAATGGATACGGCTATCTGCCTTGATGGTGACTTTGCAGTAGATGATCAACACCGCTTGTGCCGGATTACCGGCAAAGCAGAGCTTGCACAGCAGTTATATATTCGGTTGTCTGCAGTCAGGAACGGTTTTTGGTATGACAGGAAACTTGGCAGCGGCATAGCTCAGGTGGATCTGAATGCGACGGATGCTGTGCAGAAGATAGAAGCAGAAGCAAGAAAAGCTCTTGCGGATATAGCGCAGGCTGAGGTGACGGGAGTACAGATCAGCGGTGGTACGGTAACAGTGTTTGTGTGCTGCAGGGGAGAGGAATTTTCAATTGACATCAGAAGGGGGAATGAATTTGAGTGATACATACACAGCAATTCTTGACAGAATGAAGGAAAAATTTACGGAGCTGACCGGAATGGATGCGGACGAGGCTTCTGATATCAGTATCAGAATGAAGCTGCTGGCAGGAGAAGTGTTTTCTCTTTCTGCAGAGATTGATTGGATAAAACAGCAGATGTTTCCGCACACAGCCACAGGTGAAATGCTGGATCTTCATGCACAGCAGAGAGGTCTGCAGCGTAACAAGGGACAAAAAGCAAAGGGAATGGTTGTCTTTATGCTGGAAATGCCGCTGGAGTATACTTTTGTTGTGCCGGAAGGAACGGTTTGTACGGTTGAGGACGGGTCGCTTCGCTTTGTTACAACAGAACCCGGCAGAATAGAGAGGGGCAGCACGACTGTCTGGGTTAACTGCGAAGCGGAACACAGCGGTGAACAGTATAACGTAGAAAATACGCTGGTCAACACGATTGTGACATACCTTTCTGTCGGCATACGCATTAACAATTCCTCTGCTTTTAACGGCGGAACCAACGATGAAGACGATGCTTCTCTGAGAGAAAGACTGATACAAAGCTATCGTGATACGCCCGATGGCGTAAATGCCTCATTTTTCAGATCTCTTGCAGAAAGTGTAGAGGGCGTTCAGTCAGCCAATATCTTTCGGCTCGCTGATACCCCTGCATGGGTGGGCATTGTCCTTGCCGGCCGAGGAGAGCCGGTGTCTGCAGAGGCGATGAGTGAGGCAAGAACTCTGCTGAACAGTCATGCGCCGATCGGCATTAATCTGCTGATTGAAAATACAGGTTTGCTGAATTATAATGTCAGTGTGAGTATAGCCGTTAAAAGCGGATATCGTTTTGAAACGGTACAGCAAAATGTCATGCAGGTGATCCGGAACTTTATGCTGAATCTGAAGGTGGCAGAGAGCGTTTATCTTACCGCTCTGGGCAAGGCTGTGCTGGAGGCGGAGGGCGTTGAAAATTATGCTTTTGGTGCCTCTATGCAGGATACAACGCCGCTGGGCAGTCAGTTGCTGGTGCTGAACCAACTGACTGTCAGTGAGATGACGTAAGGACGGTGAAACAATGGGCGAATATGAGGGAATGCAGCATCTGCTGGAAGCAACAGGCTTATATGCTGCCGGTGATGACAGTATTGTCGGTGCAGAGCTGCAGGCTTATGCGGCGGGGCTGGATCCTTTGTTTGATGCGATACAGGAGCTGAAAAGAGAATGTTTTGTTTCTACAGCGCAGGACTATGGGCTGAGCTGCCGAGAGGCAATGCTGAATCGGGTGAATTTGCTTGAAACACTGCAGGGCAGAAGAAATGCGCTGGAAAAAGCGCTTTCCCTGACGGCGAAGGATTGTACCGTCAGCGGAATGCAAAAGGTGATCGAAAGCTTTAACGCACACGGCACGCTGACCTTTTCGGACAGTGAAATGAAAATAGTGTTTCACTGTACAGACAGCATGAACGAAGAACAGCGTGAGTTGATGCAGGAACAAATGCGGCTGATGATGCCGTGCTGGACCGACTTTGAGCTTACAGTGGAATCGCAGTGA